TGCACCTTTTGTAGTAGCGTCTGTTGATATTGAATGTAATAGTTCAACGGGTAAGTTTCCTGACGCAGATGTAAAAGATGATGCATGTTTCCAAATTGCTGTATCACTTACACATTTTGGTTCTGACGTACCGTACGATAAAATATGTTTTTGTTATAAAAAAACAGATTCAAATCTAGAAGGGAGTATAATTAAGAGTTACGATACGGAACGTGAAATGCTTATGGCATTTAAGGAATACCTTATGGAAAAAGATATTGATATTATAACTGGGTGGAACATATTTGGTTTTGATTTAGAATATATAATGAAACGTGCAGTCATGACAAAATGTGATCAATCTTTTTATGAAATGAGTAAAATGAAAAATCACTCATGTGAACTTGTGTATAAGAAGTTGTCGTCGAGTGCACTTGGAGACAATGCACTTAAGATTTTACCTATGCCTGGGCGGTTTATTTTCGATCTATTTCATGAAGTTAAAAAAGGGTATAAACTTGATTCGTATAAACTCGATAATGTTTCGAAACTATACCTCGGTGACAATAAAATTGATATGCCACCGAAAGAAATGTTTGCGCGTTTTGTCGAAGAAGACCCCGTAAAGTTACGTGAAGTTGCTGAATATTGTATTAAGGATACACTTTTACCTCATCGTTTGTTATCAAAATTATCTATACTTGTTAATTTATTAGAGATGGCTAAAGCGACGTGGGTTCCCCTCTGTTATTTAGTAGAAAGAGGACAACAAATCAAAGTGTTTAGTTTGTTAACAAAAAAGGCTCGTGAAATGGGGTTTATGGTTCCAACTATATCATGGGGACAATATTCTGCAGAAGGATACGAAGGTGCAACTGTTTTAGACGCACAAAAAGGTGCCTATTACACACCAATAACAGCGCTAGATTTCGAAGGTCTGTATCCATCAATTATGATGGCACATAATTTATGTTATTCATCGATGGTTATGGATTCCAAATATGAAAATATACCTGGTGTAACATACGAAACGTTTGGGTTTTATAAGTTTGCACAAGATGTCCCTAGTCTTTTACCAAGTATTCTCCTAGAACTAAAACAGTTTCGTAAACAAGCTAAAAAGGACATGGCGCAATCGACTGGTGCCCTAAAAGAAATGTATAATGGTAAACAATTGGCGTATAAAGTGTCGATGAACTCTGTATATGGATTTACAGGTGCATCAAAAGGTATGTTACCATGTGTACAAATTGCCTCAACGGTAACTCTAAAAGGTCGGAGTATGATTGATGAAACAAAAGCGTATGTTGAAAAGAATTTCCCGGGATCAAAGGTAAGGTATGGTGACACGGATTCAGTTATGGTCGAATTTGATGTAGGAAATCGTACAGGAAAGGAAGCAATTGAATATAGTTGGGAAATAGGTGAACGCGCTGCGGAAGAGTGTACTAAACTCTTCAAAGCACCGAATAACCTTGAACTTGAAAAGGTATATTGTCCGTATTTCTTATATTCAAAAAAACGATACGCGGCAAAACTTTGGACAAAAGGTAAAGATGGTAATATGAACATGGATTATATAGACGTCAAAGGACTTCAATTAGTACGAAGGGACAATACACCTCACATGCGTGAAGTGTGTAAAGAACTCCTTGATGTTGTTTTAGAAAGTAGTGATACCGGTCCACCAAAAGAACTCGCTTTACAAAGAGCTATTGAACTTATTGAAGGTGATGTACCTAATGAAAAACTAATTCTGAGTCAGGGTTTATCAGATTCGTATAAATCAAAAGGGTTTTCGGTTTCTATTAATAGTCCCGATATTAAGGATATTAATCAAGCTCATGTTCAAGTTGTACGAAAAATGCGTGAAAGACAACCGGGTTCTGAACCACAATCGGGTGACCGTGTACCTTATATTCTCATTGATACAGGTGATCCTAAAGCAAAGGCATTTGAAAAGTCGGAAGATCCAAAATATGCAAAAGATAATAATTTAAAAGTTGATTATAATTATTATTTTATAAACAAGTTTCTAAACCCCGTGTGTGATTTAATTGAACCACTCTTTGAAGATCCTAAAGAAGAGATATTCGGTGAACTTCTAACACGTGTGAAACCAAAACGACGCCCAAAGAAAAAACTAGAGGCTGAAACTGAAGGGCAACAGAAAATAAGTGATATGTTCAAAACGCTTAAAAAATAGTGACGTATATAAAATATGACATCCAGAAAATTACAAACACTTTGGGATGAAGAAGTAGAAACTGAATTATATAGACGTACCATAAAGATAATGGAAAAAATATCGTATAAATATTCTATTAATTTAAAACTTTTACTTTCTGAAATTCCAAACCCATTAAATTTTTGTAGAGGTTTTAAAAAGGATGGTTCTCCATGTACAGCAAAAGCTAAACTTAATGGAATGTGTGGGAGTCATATAGATCAACCTCAACTTAGAGATCCAATAGAAATGGTTTCTAAAAATAATGAAGGTATACGTCATACACATAATTTATCGGAATGTATATTTAAACCGGGGTGCCCGGCATGTGAAGTATCAAGAAAGGGATTTAGAGAATTGCGTGGAATAATGTAATAATGAATAAATCAGCTATTCTACTAACATCGATCGATACATTTTATAATAAATCCGAGAATAGAGCTACACTTTTAGAAATTTTAAATAAAACGGGTGGTATTTCTTTAAGAAATCTCGAATGGTTTATTACAAATTATTCAAAGAAAAACAATTTATCGTATAAAACAAACGACGGTAAAATATTTAGCGTACACTGTGCATATAAATCAAGTTTAGATGGGTACAGTAAAAAATTATTCGACCCATTTTGTCGTTCTTCTAAGATATCATATACTGTTCCGGGTACATCCAATGAAATACATACGACTGTTGCACAGCTGAATTTCATAAGATGGTGTATAAAAAACAATATAATAGAGTATATTCATGATCATAAAAATGCACTTTTTTCTAAACAAGTGTCATAATACCATTTTCAAAAATGAATGTTTGATATCCCACATAATATAAATGTAGTGTATAGTCGCTTGTAAGTCCTTGTTTCATATTTATATCTAAAACAGTTCTATTTGACTGTAACTGACTAAAATCTAACATTCCCGATGGTTCCACATTAATAGGATTCATCGAGAATGCATATGTATAAATATTTCGTAACGGTCGCGATAAACGACTTGAAAATGGAACAACGTATTTGAAATATTTATGATCGCTATCTTGAATATTTGGTACATCTTCACCATTTACAAATATTTTAGCACTTGACATAGGGGGGTTATAAAATTCATTAGTAATAGAATACTCTACATTTGATGAAAAGTTATACCTATTTGCAAATACGTTTGCGAGTAAAGTTGTACCACCTTCATATGTATTTTCGTTCTCAAATGCATCTTGTCTAAAAAACCAATTAAGTGTTTTTACTGGCGTTTTTGGAACAAGTTCAAGTTTTGCGTTTTGTACACCTACTGGTATATCTAAAGTGGGGTGTTTTTTAACAATATCGGTAACGAGAACGTGTTTTCTATTTGCTATATAAATACGTTCAGTCGGTTCAAGTGTTATTTCTTCTGTAACTATATCAAAATTATTTATAGTCAAGGTATTTGTTTCATTTGTAAAAAAAGATTGTTTATGAAATTCAAACTCAAATTGAAGTTTCTGTTTATGAATAGCACACGTTGGAAAGTAAGGACGATTTGGTTTATTTGTTTCATATTCATCACTTTCATACTTACGAGAAAAGAGTAAAGGTATTGGAATATAAACACGTGATTTATTTTGTGCTAAAAACTGATTACCGGATAATAAAGATGTATCTTCTGCATTATTTCTATTTAACGTGTACCTCTTCGTTCTCTTTTCGGATTCATCAAGATATAATTCATCGTATATAATTCCCCAATCACCATGGAACTTTTCAACAACCGTTTCATCGACACGCATGGTTATAGATTTAAAAATATGTCTTCCAATTTGATCTGCATAATAACTATTAGAACTTGTTAAAGCTGGTAATTCAAATGTTACGTACATATTTGCTAAAAGGTCACCCATATTTCTAGGATTATACGTAACTTTTATAGTTTCACCAAAGGGCCATGATGTCAAAGAATTACTTGGTTTATTAACATTTAAACTTTTATGAAATTTTGTAAAATTAGCGTGTTGTTTACGTTCATACTTAAAGAATGAATGAATAGGATCATCTTCTAAGAGGTATGTATCTTGTTTACCAATTGCATTAAGGGATACTATAGAACCTGTATTTGGTCCAGACGTATCACACATACTTACTACTTATTGTTTATATATTTTTAAATCCCTTTTCCACATATCGATATGAGACATTTGTTGTAATGTGTCAAGCTCTATTCT